CTAGACGATAGGCTTGCCGACACAGCGTTCGAAGATCTCAGTCATTGCCCGGTAGTCGCAGATCACGGCGTCTATGTTCGCCTGGATCCATTCCCCTTCTTCGACTGCCCACCAACTGATCTCATAGCCCGCGTTGATGACGATGTGCTCGAACAGGATTCGCTGTGCCCGACCGTTACCCTCACGGAAAGGGTGGATCATGTTCAGATCGCCATAGAGTTCGGCTGCTGCTGTAACCAGCTCAGTGCGAGACAGCCCTTCAAACCAGTCAGCATCGGCTAGCTGTTTGAACAATTTGGCTGATTCGGCCTCGATGCGAGCGAGGTTGCAGAAGTGCGTGCTGCCCTTGGAGATATCGACGGTACGTAGCTCTCCGGCCCAGTCGTAGACGTCAGCGAACAGCTGTCGGTGAATCTGCTGGAGATAGGAAAGATCGTAGGGAGGAAGGTCGAAGTCGATCTTGCTGGCTGCAATCTCGGAGAGGGTGCGCTCTGCTTCATCGAGCGCTTCGTCATTGGTCAGGCCGAGACGGTTGCGGAGAACTGGTGAGCCTGGATAGCAGTGAGGGTCCTGGCCTGTGCCGTATTTGTCGCGCATCAGGCCTGCCGGGAACGTAGCTCGCTCAGTGCGGTTTCACGTGTGGGTAGCTTGCGCTCGGCATCGGCGGCAGTGACCTGAAAACCTTCCAGGCGCAGACTGGCGGCGTAGTTGGACTGACGTGCCTTGGCGCAATAAGCCTTCTTGGCCTGCAGGGATGGGCTTGGCATGGTGGCTACCTCTCTTGCATGACGTCGCTCATTATAGCGGAAGCCCCTAGGTAGCGTCTTGCAGCAACGCCAGTGGCGAATGGGGCAGGGCGGTGGCGAAGTGATCTTGCTTGAGATGAAAAAGCCCACGATCATCAGCAAGGTGCGCCGAGTCGAAACCGGGCCTCACATCCGCACAGTACGTGCCTGCAGGCGTATGATTGCGCACTATTACCGCTAGAGCAGTGCATATGTCTGACATGGAAGAGAACAGACGCGCCCAAAGGGCGAAGTACGAGGCCGATACACGACCTCCAGCCAGTCTGGGAAAAGAAGAGTTCCTTGCCTGGCGATCGCCGCGCGAAGTGCAATCAGGTCCAAAGCCGCTAGACAATCAAACATGGCACTGGCTGGTTCGCACGCGCCTTTCTGCTTATAGCGCTAATGAAAGGTTCGAGGGGCCCTCATCCTATGAAGTAGGCCCAGGATGGTGTTTTGATCGCTTCGGAATGTCGCAGACTCTGCTACCTGATGGCCGCGCTGTATACATCGCTGGTGAGCACGAAGACCACTACGATCCAGATTTCTACATCTATAACGATGTTGTCGTTGTTGGGCCAGACGACACAATCCAGATATATGGCTACTCAAGGGAGCAGTTCCCAGCTACGGATTTCCACTCTGCTACCTTGGTCGGAAATTCCATCTACGTCATTGGGTGCCTTGGCTACCCTGAGGAGCGCATATTCGGGGTAACCCCGATATACCGCCTATCCCTGAGCACCTGGTGTATTGAACGTGTGCCGACCTCTGGCCAATCGCCCGGCTGGATTCACCGCCACGAAGCGCAGCTCTCCGATGATGGTCACTCTATCGTGATCACTGGCGGCAGTTGCTGCCATTCAGCCAGTCGGCTCATGACGGAAAATATCGATAGCTGGTCGCTGGACCTCAACACCGGCTGCTGGACCCGCCTGACGTCACTCAACTGGCCACAATGGTCAATGCATCGCGCTGATGGAAAATGTAATCGCCTATGGGACTTACGACGAGCGCTTTGGTGTCATGAAACCCCCCATTTCGGTATCACTGATGACTGGAAGTTCGACGATGCACCAAATTTCGCTGAGCTGGAGAAGCTCTACCGAATAGAGGACGGTGCACCACCGCCGATAGAGGGTAATGAGAGTGGCGAGTACAACGTGGTGATCGACGGGGTAACTGTGCGTTTCACCGAAGAGATGTTTAGCGTTGATGTCCTTGTGAAAGGGCACCTGAAACCGGAGCGGCTGAAGCAAATTCAAGATCAAACCATGAAGGTACTGGCCAATTTGGAAGGTGCCGAGTGGGTGCTTGAAACCGATCCCGAACAGCCAGGCAACAACGATATCTGAGGCCTCAGCGGCCTATAGGCACTGAGATCACAGAAGAGCCAACGGGGACATGGTTAAGGCTGTGGCAAAGTGATCGGGCGCGAGGTGTGAATAGCGCATGGTCATCTTGATGTCGCCGTGGCCCAGGATGCGCTGCAGGGTGACGATGTTCCCGCCTTGCATCATGTAGTGGCTGGCGAAGGTGTGGCGGAGGATGTGGGTCATCTGCCCCGGGGTATGCAGGCCGGTGCGTTCATAGGCCTTGCGGAAGGCCGACCTGCAGGAGCTGAACAGCTTGCCGTTTCCAGGGTAGCCACGCGCCAGAATGAGTTTCTCCAGCTCGGCCGGGATCGGCACCGAACGACTCTTGCCGTTCTTGGTCCGCACGAAGCGCACCTGGCCATTGGAGACCTGAGGCCGGGTCAGGCTTTCGGCTTCATCCCATCGAGCACCGGTGGCGAGGCAGATTTGCGCAACTGGCAGGGTGTGGCTGTTGGTCGAGGCGGCGCATTCCTTCAATACGAGACGGCATTCATCCAGGGTGAGAAACGCTCGCTCGGTTTCATCCACCTTGAGCTGACGCAGCATGGCCAGCGGGTTGGCCTCATGCCAGACGCCCAGGCGAATCAGCTCATTGAACACGGCTTTCAGGTAGCGGTGTTCGTGGTTCACGGTGGCCGGGGTGCAGTCTTTGAGGCGCTGGGTACGGTAGCGGCCAAAGTCCAGGGCGGTGAAGGTGGCGGCAATAGGGTTGCCCAGGGCATGCGCTATGGCCATCGTCCGGCTGTAGCGGTACGGGTCTTTGAGCGTGGAGCCGTGCAGCTCTTGCCACGTATCGACCAGATCGGACAGGCGTTCGCCCGGATCACGGCCACGTTGGCTGTACTGGCGGCGGGTGTCGGATACCCAGCGTTCGGCCTCGCTCTTGGTGCGAAAACCACGTTTGCGCTTGCGGATACCGGCAGATTTATCGAGCCAGAAATCGACGTCCCAGCCCTTTGGTCCCTTGGTGATCAAACGGCACGCCCCCAACGAACGCTGCGTTCCTCAAGCAAGGCTTTGAGGTGTTTGTAGAGGCGGTCTTCATCGAGGCCCTTGGACGCGTAGTGATCGCGGATCACCGGCCAGCAGTCCCATTCCTTGAGGGTGTAAAAAGCTTTTCTAGCGCCCACTCGCTCCCGTGCCAGCAGGCTTACGAAGTTTCCCAGGAACAGTTCCACGTTCTTGCCCGAGAAGCCCCGCGAGGTCTTGTAGTAGCGCCTGTAGTCGGTGTCATCGAGCAGGGAATCGACCGGCAGATCGACGCGCACGTCATCGCGGATAAGCGTCCAGATCGGGGCGTAGTAGCCGCGACGGGCAAGGTATTTGAACTGGTTTAGGCCGTAGCGCCACAGGCCGTCCAGATGGCCCGCGAAGGCTGCAAAGGTGCGGGTGTCGATCACTTGCCCGCTCTGCAGGTTTACCGAGCCACTAGCGAACTGCTGGACGATGGAATGGTGATAACGCAGCTCTACGCGCCATACATCCTGAGTGGGGTCGTAGTTGTCCGGGTCGGTTTCGTCGAAGCTGTCACGGCGACGCCAGACGCTTTCCCAATAGTCGAGCTTGTCGGTAGCCCTGGCCTGTTCGGTCTTGTTGTAGATGCAGAGCTGCAGGCCGTTGGCCGAGCCGAACATCGAGGTTTCACCACGGCCATACACGCTGGATTTCGTGGCCCAGTGCAGTTCGTTGATGCCGGATACATCCCGGTGCGAGCGGGCACGGCAATGCATGTTGCTGACCAGATCGGCGGGAGGCGTCCAGCCCTGCAGGTCCAGGGCAAGATGCACCGCGCATTGATTGACCTCGATGTTCGTCAGCACCTGAGAGGCGTAGTGATCCAGGCGGGCCTGCAGACGCTCGGGCGACAGGTTGTCGATGGCATGGGGTGACACCTCGATCTTGAGGTGTGGGCCGATGTTCTCGACTTTCGCGTTGAAGTTCTTCACCAGCAGCACGAACCCCAAGTCAGCGTTCTGCAGCTTGTACTGGTAGCCCGAGTCACGGCTAACACGGCCCGAGTGCCAGCGCTCACCGGCGAAATCGACAATGGCGCCGGGCTTGTCGAACAGGCCCAGGATGTCAGGGCGCAGCAGGCCCTTGTAGAGCTGGCGAACGGTATCGACGCCACAGCGGAGCAGGCGAACGGCAGACAGATCGACAAAGCCGGTCTTGCCGATGTCCAGGAACAAGCGACCATGAGGGGACTCAAGGCCGGTTTGGTTATCAACGCGGAAGAAGTCTTTAACGGCGTCCATTTGATTTCCTGTTATTGAAGGTTTGTCACTCGTTCAACTGCTTGTTATCTGACGTGTTACAGGGACGTCAGCGGGCCGGCGGCGCGCACCCGCGCTCGTGCCTCGCACGCAACCCCACCGCCGGCCCGCATCCTTCATCTGTCACTGTCCAGGCATACGGCGATGGCCCTTGTGGGCTTTTCCATGCCACCCAGGAATTGCCCATGGCCGAGAGGATCAGGAACAGGATCAGCGCCAGGAAGGCCGGCAGGGTGTCGGGTGTAGGCGGGAGGAAGTGCAGGCGGGCGCGCCCAGCGTCTGGCTTTGCAGTGGTGCGGCGTTGGGGCTGGTGGCGGGCCGAGAGAATCAACACCAAGGGCGTTGCCCTTGTCATCCCACTCTTGCCGCCGAGGGCTCGGGAGCGCGGGGTGGTGAAGCTACCCCACACTCCCGTTGTCAGGCTGATATTCATGGTGCGGGGTCAAGGGTGCGCTGCGCCCGTGCTTCCGTTCGCCGGGACGGTGAAGCTGTCCCGACGAGCCGGGAGCGCGGCCCCTGACCCGGCCACGTCGGTGGAATGGGTCAGGGTCATGCGGTCCAGTACGTTGCCGGAACCATGCCGGTCGCGGTGCCGCATCGCCCTGATAGTGCGGATGTCCGAGAAGAACACCTCGTTCGGGAATTGCCCTGGGTCGTTCATTTCCAGGGTCATGAAGTAGGCTTGGTCATACACCCCTTCGAAGGGCAGCACGACGCCGACTATATGCAGGAGCAGCCAGAGCGGTTCCGGTTCATCGTCCCAGGCCAGTTCGACCAGGGCGGTTTGGCCGACGTACTGGGCGGCGTTGGATGCATTCACGGGGGAGCTATTGCTAGTCATCGCTGTAGTCCCCCGCCTTGAAGGACTCCTTACCGCTCAGCAGATCGGCGCGGAGTTTGCCCACGTTGACCATGCGGAAGTCGGCAAAGGTCAGGCTGGGTAGGGTGCCGTTATCCACCAGCTCGGCCACTTCATCTGCAGGAATGCCACTGCCGGTAGCGAAGGTCACGATGCTGCAGACATCGCCCATGGCGGAGCCGAGCGGGACGACGTTGCCGTGATTAGGGTTTGCCTTATTCATCGACGTAATCCCCCTGCGCAAAGATGGTTTTGCCCTTGGCCAGATCGGCGCGGATTTGGGCGAGGTGGACGAGGCGAGGGCGACCCATCTTCACGCTGGGGATGGTGCCGCTCTGCATCCAGGCGATCACGGTGTCGGTAGAAACACCGTTCATGGCAGCGAAGGTTTCCTTGCTGCAGGTGAGGGCGTTACGGCAGTCGAGGTAGATGACGCGTTTGCCGTCTACGTCGAAGCTGACATCGAAAGGTGGTTCGTTCAGGTGCTGAGTAGTCATTGCCTATCCCTGCCTATGAAATGCTCATAAACTGTGGTTAATGGGTGTTTAGTGATTGGTAAATAGTCCCAATCACATGATGCGAATATATCGGTGCTGGCAGATAGTTAGTAGCACTATTTACCAATTCAATAGACGATTTTTGAATGATCAGAGAGCGGCTTATAGCCATTTGGGATTCGAAGGGGTTGACTGCTAAGCGGCTCGAAGAGCTGACAGGCATCGACCGCGAGAAGTGGTATGCCCTCAGAGGTGGCAAGCGCCGGGTCAATGGGGACGACATAGAAGCCATCCTGGGTATTACCCCTGAGTACGCGCTGTGGCTCGTTTCAGGGAACATTGCGCCAGAGGCAGGGCAGACCAGCCCGGATTACGTCGAAGCAGACCTAAAATTGGCAGGACAAGAAGCGGGCAGCAGGTAACAGCGGAAGTGGCCCGGCGATGGTTCAGCCGAACAACGTGACTCCAGGGAGAAGGACGTGGGGGAATAGAACCGATATGGCGAGCGTCGGGAAACTGAGAGGATTAATCTCCGCCTATTTTTATATGTGCCGGGGGCAAATATATCTGATTATACAGGTGAAGCCGGTGTAGGTGCGTTTTAAAAAAACGCTGCGCTGAATGTGTTAAGTGGTTTCAAGCTATTAAACTTTTCTATTTTTTTCTACATCCATCCAGTTGGGGGGGAGATACTGAACGCATTCTCGATTCAGTAACTCGCTATGTGGAATTTTTTCAAGTTCATCTTTGATAAGGTCGCAAATTTTATCAAACTCGGAAATAACCCATTCTTTTGCTTTGCTTATTAATAAGCTCATGTTGCTATAGCTGGCCTCGTTGAGGTTGTCCATGTGGGCGCCCATGCAGATTACTTTTTCGACTTTATACTGTTTTTTTCCATCATTTATGGCGGCACCTAACAGGCTTTGAGAGAATGAGTTTTCATCATGTACGTAATGTTTATTTCTTAAGTTTTTGAGGTATTCAAAGACCTCTAAGGCTACATCTGGTTCTCCTTTGTACACCTTGTTTGCAGAAAGCTGCGTCCTGGATTTTGAGCTACCAAAGCATTTGAAGTAATAGACTATTGAGGCGCACCATAGTGCAGACCTAACTAGTTGATTGTCTATGTTTTGATTAATTGCTAATAAGTAATCCTCCGCCTGATTAAGGTCGCTTAGGTGAAGGTTGAGGTCTGAGGCCTGCCGTGCTAGATGGCCGTTAACTTTGATTAGTTTTATAGCGTCAGGGAATCCTTCGATGTGAAGCTGACCTTCTTTATAAGAAAAGTTAAGATATTCCATAGGGAGACCTGTATAGATATTTAATTTATTTTAAGTCGCTATTGATATATATGTTCTGAAAGTCTGAAACGGTAAATCCATTCAAACGCTTGCTCCCGACCAATATGACGGGTACACCGTTGCCACCAATGGCATCGTAGGCTCTACGGGCGTTCTGGTTCTTCTCGACGTCGTATTCGACGAAACTGATGCCGTTGCGCCGGAAGTAATGGCGGGCCTGCTTGCAGTAGCCACACCAGGCAGCGGAGTACATGATGACGCGCTTCGATGTCGCGCCTTGGGTGGGCGTGAATGATTCGTAGCTGACGCTTTCGTAGGAATTGATCTTGATCGAGAGCTGCTCGGCTTGATCCTTGTCCTTTGGCTTGTCGCCGAAGTGAACGCGCCCGCTCTCATCCGTCCACTTGTAGATTTCCGCAGAGCAGATCAGCGGCAGGATGGCGATCAGGGTAACGAGGAATCGGGTCATGCGGCAGCTTCCATGCAGGGGAGGGCGTGCTGGCTGACCCAGGAGCGCCACTATTCAGCCTGAAGGGGTGTCCCCTTTCGGCCTCAAAACACCATGCAATGGATACTAGCCAATAGCCGGCACTGGCGAAAGCCCCGTTTTTACAGGCTTCCAGCTTCTACCGAGGGAGGTGGCGCTTTTTCATAATGCTGATGTCCCAGGTTCAAGTCCCGGTGTAGCCACCATACAAATCAAAGGGTTAGCTTCGGCTAGCCCTTTGTTGTTTGTGGTTCCAGACTACAAACAGACTACGGACCGACTACTCCGCATCACCAAGCTCTGCCCGAAGCTTCGCCGCCTGAAGCTTAGCGAGCTCCAATTGAGCCACTGACATCTGGTCTGCAATGGGCTGGATGCGACGATGCCAGCAGAAAAAGCCGTAGACCCCTCCCCAGAATGAGAAACCGCTCAGGCCAGCAAGCACCCAGCGGAATAGGTCTCTGTCCGACACGGCTATTTCCATTTGGCGCTCCAGGGCTTCAATGCGAGTTCTAACAGAGTCGCTCGGCTTATCTTGCTCCTTCAGGGCTGACACCTCGACAACTGTCTTAAAAATGATCTGGTTGGTTGCTTGCGAGTTGTACAGCAGGGCACCAACAGAAAAGATGAAGAGAAATAGGGAGAAAAGCGCGTAGAACTTATAGATGTTGTCCGTAGGTAGCGGGATCTTACTTTCCATGTAGGGCTCTGAATGCTGGTTGAGGAAGGCACACCTTAACCTGATCCACGCAGCTTTCAGAAGCCTAACGCGCATCGATGCTCACTCCGCTTTGGGCCAGTGGAGACAGTCTAAGCGCCGACTCCAGATGGTCAGGCGACAGGTGTGCATAGCGCATGGTCATGGTGATGGACGAGTGCCCGAGGATCCGTTGAAGCCCCAGGATGTCACCGCCGCCCATCATGTAATGGCTGGCGAAGGTGTGCCGGAGGATGTGGGTCATCTGGCCGGGAGTGGAGAAGCCACAGCGCAGGTAGGCCGAGCGAAATGCCGAGCGGCATGGCATGAACAGACGACTGTTCCCAGGCATCCCAACCTTTAATGCAATTTCTTCGACTTCCTTGGGGATCGGTACCGATCGGGACTGGCGGTTCTTGGTCCGGTGAAAGTGGGCCTTGCCACCAAATAGCGCACCGCGTTGCAGGGATTCGGCTTCATCCCATCGAGCCCCAGTGGCCAGGCAGATCAGCGCAACCGGATAGGTGTGGTTGTTGGTCGAGCGCTTGCACTGTTCAAGCAGCTGTTCGACCTGTTGCAGGGTCAGGAATGTCAGTTCGGTCTGGTCGGTCTTGATCTGGCGAACCTTGGACAGTGGGTTGTCGCCTACCCATGCACCCAGGCGGATCAGTTCGGAGAACACGGCCGACAGGTAGCGCTGTTCATGGTTGATCGTGTGCGGGCTGACGTCTTTCAGACGAGATTGGCGATAACGGGCCCAGGCGAGTGCATCGAAGCAGGAGGCCAGTGGATTACCGAGGCGTTCGACGGTGGCAAGTGTGCGTGACAGACGATACTTCTCATCCTTGAGCGAGCAGCCGTGCAGCTCGTGCCAGAGTTTCACCAGGTCAGACAGGCGATCATCCAGAGGACGACCGGTGTTCTGGAGATTGGCGAAGTACTTGGACTCATAGCGCTGGGCGGCTGCTTTGGTCAGGAAACCGTATTTCCTGATTCGACGGCCAGAACGGCCATTTTCGTAGAAGTCAGCGGTCCAGGTCTTGCCCTCTTTTCTGGCGGTCATACAGCACGCCCCCAACGCACATGCCGTTCCTCGAGGATGCCCTTGATGTGCTTGTACAAGCCGTCTTCATCCATACCCTTGGCGGCGTAGTGATCGCGAATCACCGGCCAGCAGTCCCAGCCCTTGAGGGTATAGAAAGCCTTTCTAGCGCCCACTCGCTCCCGTGCCAGCAGGCTGACGAAGTTTCCCAGGAACAGTTCCACGTTCTTGCCGGAGAAGCCGCGAGACGTCTTGTATTGGCGCTTGTACTCGGTTTCATCGACCAGGGAATCCACCGGCAGATCCACGCGCACGTCTTCACGGATCAGCGTCCAGATGGGTTCGAAGTAGCCGGGGCGAGCCAGCAACTTGAACTGGCGCAGGCCATAGCGCCACAGGCCGTCCAGATGCGGGGCGAAGGCGGCATAGCTGTCGGTCTGGATGGTTGAACCGGTCTGCAGGTCGAACGAACCGGAGGCGAATTGCTGGATGATCGAGTGGTGATAGCGTAGCTCGACACGCCAGACGTCTTGCTCCGGGTTGTAGTTGTCCGGGTCGGTTTCATCGAAGCTGTCGCGACGTCTCCACACGCCTTCCCAGTAGTCGAGCTTATCGATGGCCCGGGCCTGTTCGGTCTTGTTGTAGATCCCGAGCTGGACACCTCCTGCTGAGCCGAACAGGTAGGACTGGCCCTTGCCGTAGGTGGCCGACTCCAGCGTCCATTGAATTTCCTTGATGCCGGAAATGTCACGGGCAGCACGTGCGCGACAGTGCATGCGGGCGACCAGATCGGCAGGCGGTTGCCAGCCCTGTAGGTCTAGCGCGAGGTGGACCGCGCATTGGTTGCGCTCGACGTTGGTCAGCACGTGGCTGGCGTAGTAGTCCAGGCGCTCTTGCAGGCGTTCGGGCGAGAAGGTGTCGATGGCGTGCGGTGACACTTCGATCTTGAGGTGTGGGCCGATGTTCTCGATTTTGGCGTTGAAGTTCTTCACCAGCAGGATGAACCCGAGGTCAGCATTCTGGAGCTTGTACTGATAGCCAGAGTCCTTGCTGACGCGACCCGAGTGCCAGCGCTGGCCAGCAAAATCGACGATGGTGCCGGGCTTGTCGAAAAGGCTCATGACTTCGGGACGGATCAGGCCTCGATAGAGCTGGCGAACGGTATCGACGCTACAGGCCAGGATGCGAACGTCTGACAGATCCACGAAACCACCGGCCCGAGGATCACAGAACAGACGACTTTTCGGGTCTTCTTTGCCGGTTTCAAGATCAATGCGGTAGTAATCCTTTGCCTTGCTCATTCTCTGTATCTCTCTGGTGCAACGTGGTTACTTAAATCGGTTTATCTGACGTGCTACAGGGACGTCAGCGCCCGCCCGGCGGCGCACACGCGCGCTCGTGCCTCGCACGCAACCACGCCGCCGCGCATGGCGTTGCGTTGGCTTTGGCGTGCATCGATCACCACAGGAAGCGCCCCTTGTCGTACGGCACGACCGTTACCCGCGATCCTGGGACAGGTTGTAGGGACGCGTTGGGGTCACTGAACTCGGCAGGCGGTTGGCCCTGGACGATCTGGCCATCCGCTTGCGGCTGGGGCATCCGGTCAGGCTTGGCCGGATCGAAAGCGCCTTCTTCGACGTAGGCCATGCAGGCTTCAAAGGACACGACAGCGCGGGTGCCTTGCTGGGTGTTGCAGCGGCAGCCGTAGACCTTGCCGTCCCGGTAGCCGATCACCAGCCGCTTGTGGTTGCGTCCGACCATGTCCGGGTCGGACGAGTACACGCAGGACAGCTTCGGGTAGGTGATGGGCCGGGTGATTTCGTCGTAGATCGGCGCCGAGCTGGGCACGTCCGGTATCCGGGGTACTCGCAGCGCTACGTACTCTTCCGGGGTGAGCACCGGCGCTTGCCCCTGGACGGTCTGCTGGGGCAGCAGGTCGCCCATGGGTTCTCCTGCTGCGCGCACCTGGCTGACCGGCTCGGCTTCGACCCTGGACGGGGCAATACGCCGCTCATAGATGCCATAGCCGAAGTAGCCGATGCCGATCACGCAGGCGATCAGCACGAACAGCGCCCGAGGTGGCTTGAACTTCATGTGGTGCTCAGAGCCTTCGGCTACGGACTGGTAGACGCCGAAGTACTTCTTATCGAGCAGGATGCGAGTGGCCTGGCCGTCGGTGAAGTCGTTCTTCTTCTCCACATCCATGTTCACGCGCTCGAACTCCCAGCGCTTGATGACCTTGCCTTTGTGGCCGCGTACGTAGTGGATATGGGAGTTGCACAGCTTGCGGAAGTGGGTGTCGATCAGGCCGGGGTTCTGGGTGATGCAGTGCAGCTCGTGGCCCCGGTGGCGCATGGTCTCCAGGGCGCTGGCGTAGGCCGGTACCGCAGATCCCGCAGGGCGCACACGGAAGAAGCTTTGCGCTTCGTCGATGACGATCATGGCGTTCTGCGGTAGCTCGTGCCATTTCTGCGGTTCGTCGAATTGCTGCCACACCGCTTCCAGGGCTTCGGCATTGGGATCGAAACCGCGGATGTTGTGGTAGTAGACCGGGCGGCCTTCTTTTGCCGCCTTGATGTCCACTTCCTTGATGGTGTTCAAGGTCTTGCCGTTGCCCTGCAGACCGGTGCGCAGGACGAACATCAGCCACCCGCCTTGTTGAGCAGGGCAAGGCCGGTGATGGTGCCGCTGACTCGGTCCATGCCGGCCAGTAACAGGCGGGCGATGATGGCAGCGATAACGATGTTGATCGCCACGTCGACCTTGGCCATGCCGAGGATGGCGGCGACCGGTGCCGGTATGCCGTTGAACAGGCCCTTGATGTAGCCGTCCACGGTGTCGACCAGCTGGCCGATGCCGACATAGCTGACGTAGGCAAAGCCGAGAGAGGCCAACGCCCGGAAGACCAGCCCGGAGACGATGGAGCCGAGGAAGGTGGCAAGCAGTGGTAGTAGTGGCATATCAAGACCCCTTGATTCCGCGTCCGATGGAGACGGCAAAGAAGATCGAAGCCAGGGCGACAATCAGCGGGCCGATGGCTTCGGCGAAACGGCAGGCGGGCTCCCAGCTAAACGAGTAGCTGCGACCCATGACGGAGAAGCTTTGTGGTGAAGGGCAGGACTGCGGCAGCCAGCGGCCTTTGTTCACGGCTTCGGTGAACAGGCCACTGATGGCGATGGACTCTTCCTTGATCTGGTAGTCCTCGCCGGACAGCTCGGACTCGATGTCGCTACGAACCTGATCGTTGTAGACCCACTGGCACAGTTGCTCTTTCTGCTTGCGCAGGATGGCGCACTGGATGACGTCGCCTTCGCACTTCAGCTCGGTGTCGCAGGCTTCACCCTCGACGTTGGGTTCGATGCACTTGAACGGGTCGGTCTTCGGATCACACTCCGGTTCTTCCGTGCCCTTGCACTGGTTGGGATCAGTTTTCGGGTCGCAGTCGCCCTCGCCGCCATCGCCCTTGCATTGGTTCGGGTCGGTGGCAGGATCGCATTCGCCGTCACCTTCTCCACTACCGTCGCCATCTCCCTCGCCCTCACCGTCTCCATCCCCGTCGCCGTCCTCACCATCGCCGTCGCCATCGCCGTCATCAGGCGAGCAGATTTCCCCGGTGCTGGGGTCGCATTCTTCCGGAGGCTTGGGGACGCATGTGGTGCCCGACCAGACGTGATCAGGACCACAGGTCGGAGGTGGATCGGTTGGGTCGGGATCAGTGGGTGGAGTGCCACCGGTGGGGTTGTCGCCGGCTTGGCATTCGGCGCCGGTGAAGGTGCCAACGCCATAGCAGACGCCGGTTGTGGCGCCTTCGGACGAGGGTACGCAGCTGGATGTGCCTAGCGCGATGCGACAACCGGCCTCGCAGCCGTATTCGATATTGCCCAGGCCGTTAAGGTCAGGCCGTTGCATGGTCCAGGTGGTGTTCTGGCCGGCCTTAGGCTCACAGTTACTGGGTTCAGGGTCCTTTGGCGTTTCGCATGAATAAGTGCCGGGATTGTAAAACGCAGGGTAAGTACAGCCCGTACCCCCTCTGCTTATATAGCCCTTGTGAACAGTAACATTGCCCCTAACGCTACATGTGCCAGTAGTTTCAGAGCCGGAATAGGAAACTGTGTAAGTATTGGAGCCGGTATATGTAGAAAGAAACCTCTCAAGAATTGCCGCACATGCAGCGCCAGTCGAAGGATAGCGAGTGCTAGAAGCGGTTAGAGCGCCCTCATACCAAAAGTAATCCTCAGCCCAGGACGCTGCCGAATAGAAAACCGCCAGCAGCGGCAGCATCAGCGCGATGTAACAGCGTGTCCGACGCATCTCAAACCCGCCCGAAGAACAACGCCCAGAACGCCATGACGATGATGATGGTGGTCAGCATGTTGGCATCCAGGGACATGGTGGAATCCTGATGTGAGAAAGCCCGATAACGAGTTACCGGGCTGGTTGGTTGCAGCCGGCCTTACAGCGCGCGGCGGATGAATTTGAAGGCGGCGATCGCGATGATCACGCCGAGGACGATGCCGGCGACGGTCACACCATCGGCCTGTGCATCGGTCAGGGCACTGGTCACGCCGTCCGGCAAAGCTGCGTTGGCTTGCTGCATGGCCAGCAGGCCAACAGCGGCGGAAGCACCGAGGGAACGGCGCAGGGTTTTCAGGTGTTGCATAGGTGTGTCTCCTACAGGTTGAGTGCCTTTTTCAGCACGAGAGCGCCGAAGACGATGGCGAACAGCACCAGGGCTTGTTCGCGGATCTGTGCATGGTCCTCAGCAGTTAGCCCGGATGGGCTTATCTCACCGAGCGAGACGGTCGAGAGGGTGCCGTTGCAAACCGGGGTTTGCCCTGCGCTTTCCCACACGCCATCGCACACGATGAAATCCATGGCGCCCCCTGTTACTCGGCCAAGCTGGGGTCGCGGGCGACCTCAGCCATGTCGAGGCAGTCAGGGCACAGGGTCTGGTGGGGCGCCTGGGTCAGATCGGGCAGCAGGTCGGGCTGTGAGGACGGCTGGTTGTAGAGCTGGCCCATGGGCTGCCCGCAGCAATCACACGTCACGCGATCAACGATCAGCACGGCGGCGCCCTCCCGTCAGGCCTTGGCCGCGTCCGGCTGGGTGCCGGTCGGCTTGGGCTGTTGTTGGGCGCTCTGCTGGGGAGCGGGCTTGCCAGCCTGGGCAGGCTTGGCCGACTCGACGTGCAGGACGATGAACTTGCCGGCGTTCTTGGAGCCGCGTTCGATTTCAGCGGTTACGCGGACGCTCTCCAGCACGTCGAAGCCTTTGCAGGCGGACCACACTTCTTCGCGGACCTCTTCGGATACCTGCATCGAGAGCAGGGAGACGCCCAGGTCTTTCTCACCGTCCGGCTCATCGCCGAAATAGAGTTTGATCAGGTCTACGTTGTCGAACTTCACGCGCTCAGCGCTGATGAATGCCAGTTCCATAGTGGTGCGTGCCATGTTGTGTTTCCTCGCTTGGTTGCGCGGTAGTGCGCGGGTTTGCCTTTCAGCAGGCCGAGCGGGTCCAGGCGGGCAGATATCGCGGTTTCTGCCCGAGTGGTTTTCTCGACGTGCCGAGGGTTTCAGTTGTGCCGCTGGTGCAGCGGGTTGGGGTTCAGCACCAAGGGCTTTGCCCTTGTCATCCCACTCTTCGCCAGAGGGTCAGAGGGCAGGGGAGAGAAGCGTTCCCCAGCCCTTTGCCCCTAGCGTTGTCAGGGTGGTGGGTGCTCAAGGGTGCGCTCCGCCCGTGCCTCCGTTTGGCCGAACGGTGAAGCGTGTTCGGACAAGCCGGGGGCGCGCCCCTTGACCGGTTCGGGGGCGGTGGCGTTGGTGCTATTGCTGGAGGCGCGGCGCTTGGCCTTGGCGTCCTGGCGGTCCATGTAGATGACATAGCCAAACAGGAACGGCGCGCAGATCAGGGCGATCAGGAGCATGCAACCGATCAGCAGGTAGACCAGATAGACAAACTGGAGGATGAAGGCGGCCAGCGACTCGATGGCTGCCTCCAGTGCGTTGATCCATTGAGTCATCATGCGATCACCCCCAGCTCCAGGATGGTCTGGCGTGGAGCCGCTACCGGAGCAGAACCGTTCAGCACGCTGATGACGTGACGGCCCCACTGATCGGCTATGGCGTCCGCGATGCCCTGATAGGTGCGGGAACGGTTCTTCCAGCGGTCCGGGCCGGGGGCCATGTGGTGCACGACAGGAGCACGACCATCCACGATGTTGGTGGGCTGGAGCAGTGGCAGGTTCTGGAGCCAGAAGTGGGTTTCCTTGCGTTCACCGTGGCCGAACATCCAGGGCTGGACGATCTGGTCCGGCTTGCGAATCTGGCCGGATATGACCGACTTCGGATTTTCCAGTGCCTTGAAGGGGATCGGCGCGGCCAGCAGCGTGCGGACGAAATCCAGGGCGCGAGCCTGACGACCGTCCGCGATCTTCTCGGGGAACCAGCGCGCGCCGGAGGTCGCCAGATCGGTGCAGGGCGGATGGGCAATCAGCAGGTCCCAGCCCCAGTCGAGCACGTCCAGGACGTCGCCCTGGATGTGCTCGCCCTCGGTTTCGGAGGGCACCAGGTCGCAGCTGACGGCGTAGAAGCCGACGCGGGTCAGGGCATCGCGGACGCGGCCGGAGAATTCGCAGGCGACGAGGGCGGTTGGCTGTCTCATGCGCTCACCCCACCAGTTCGAACGGTTCGCGCAGCGGCACGAAGGGCGTGGGTTTGCCGGTGTCCTGCACAACGTGCCAGTACTTGAGCGGTCGGTCGCTTGGGGTGTGTTTCGCGCAGATGAAGGCAGGCGTCAGCTGCCAGCGACCATTGACCTTTTGGACCGACACGGGGCGACACTCGGTGCAGGGTGTGCACGGGCAGGGCGCGGGCTGAACCGTCTCGCGACGGGACCAGCAGACAGAGCAGTCGCAGTTCTCGGGGTGAGGTCGGTTTAGATACCGGGATAGGTTCATGGGCGGGCACCTGATTAGTCATCGCTGTAATCCCCCGCGCAGAAGATGGTTTTGCCTCGGTCGAGGTCGCGGCGGATGCGGTGCAGGTTGATGACGCGGTGACGGCCGATTTTCACGGTTGGCAGGGCGTGGCTTTCGATCCAGCCACGCACCACGTCTTCGGTGATTTGCTCCATGCCCAGGAGCTGAGCCAGCACGTATTTCGTGCAGAACGGTGCGTCGCGGAAATCCGTTACGCGTTGGGCGTCTCCCGAAATCGAAAGCCCCACTACACCAGACTGTTCCATAGCTTTTGCCCTATAATCCACACAGTCAAAAAAATTCACTGAAATAATTTCAGTGATCTATTGAACTGAAGCATAGGCAAAACCCTTTCCCAGTGAAATAGTTTCAGAGAATATTTTTAGATCTTTATGGAATCAATACAGAGCAGGGCTAGAACTTTAATAGATAAGGCTGGGCTGGATCGCCTTGTTAGGAATGGCGCGATCAGTTATTCGCGCTGGCAAAGCGTGAGGTACAAAGACATACGCATGAGCACGGAAGAACTCGATGTGCTTCAAGCTGTGTTCCCTGAGTACCGACTATGGCTTATCAGTGGTGAGATTATCCCGGAGTCGGGACAAACTAGCCCGGAGTACGATGAGGCTAATCGAAAATTGACCGATCAAAGCGTGGGATAGCGATTACACAGGAAGTAGCTAGACGTTGGTATGCCCATAAAAGGAAATAGGACGATGAAGGAAAAGCCGATCTAATTCAGAGCAAGACTGAGGTCGACAATCAAGTATTACGTACTCCAACGCCTAATATTATTTTCCCATCACAATGGATGGAAGTTTTGTGGAAATTAAAAACAAGTCTGTAGAAGAGCTATTCCTAGACCCGAAAAACCCACGTCTAGGTAGAAATTTCATAAGTACCATAAAAGGTCAGGATGAAATATTAGCGCAAATGAATGATTGGACTCTGGATGAGCTAGCCATATCATTTATCGAAAGCGGATTCTGGGCTCAAGAAGCGTTAATTGCTGTGGAGGAAGATCTCTATGGTAGTAAGAGGCTAATAGTTGTCGAAGGGAATCGTCGTCTTGCCGCTTTGAAAAAGCTGCAGGCTGCCATAGCGGGTAATGCCGAAGAGAAAAAGTGGCGAGATATTGCCAAGCTGGCTGAAGGTAAAATTGGCGACGATTTCTTTGAAAAAATACCATACATAAAGGTAGAAAGTAGAGAAAAGGTATCTGCGTTCCTAGGGTTCCGACATGTAACTGGTATTAAAGAGTGGGAGCCGGCTGAGAAAGCTCAATTTATCGCATATCTAATTGAAAAAGAAAAGCTCACCTATGAGCAGGTGATGCGTAAAATTGGAAGTAAGACAACTACAGTCCGCAGTCACTATATTGCGTATAAGCTTCTTCTTCAGCTAGAAGATACTGAGGACGTGGCAGTAGAAAAGATTGAAGAAAAATTTAGTCTTCTTTATCTATCTCTTAGAACAGCAGGCGTTCAAAAATATCTGGGAATAAATATAAAGGCTGAGCCGGAGGAAGCTGCTCAACCTGTGCCTTCAGACAAGGAAGAAAATCTTGTCAGGTATTCAAAATGGATGTTTGGAGACGCCAAAACAACTGGAATCTTAGGTGACTCTCGCAATATTGACAAATTTGGGAAGATTTTACTTAGTGAAGACGCTGTAACATATCTTGAAGAAAGTCCATCACCGAATTTTGAGATGGCACTCAAAAAATCTGGCGGTGATACTGAGGAGACACTCAGTCTATTGATTCAGGCTGGGGATAACCTAGAAGTTGCATTTAGTACTTTGCATATCCATGCAGATAAACCTGAAATTCAAAAGATAGCTAACCGACTTGCTCTTCATCTGGTTCAGATAACTAATATAATTCCATCACTTAAGGCAGTGGTTAAAGAAAAGATTTAACCTATGATAGAGCTACCAGAAAAAGGAATTTCCACTAGTTCCAAGAAGCATAACTGCGACATGATAGCAGTTGCAGACTGGGCGATAAGTTCAACATTATTCGGAGAGCAAGATCTATCGAGGACAGACTTAGTCGATGTCCTGATGGAGAATCAGGTCTACACAAGCCAAGATTTCTGCAATGAGTTCATTGACCAAGTATGGCATTACCTAGAACATTTTTTTAATCATGTGGATTTGCGTTCAATAGCATTGGAAGCCCGGAAGATAAGGTTTCGAGATGACTGGCGTGAAGATCTAGCATTGGCGTACTGCTTGACTGCTTCGTTAAGAAAAATTTATAGCACTTGGTCTAAAGTACATTGCGGAAACCACTTGGTCCAAGGTGCAATTCTAGAGGAATTAACAAAAATCTCTCTGTCGAATTACCATCCAACGTTACAGTTCAAAACTACGGGGTGGTCAGGTACAGCAAATAACGCAAAGTTTGAAGAGCTTGTTAATAACATTTGCTCGGACGCTAATTTTACACAGAAAGATTTACAGCTTTGGGATAACGGCCAAATTAAAGATCTTGGTTTAGACGTGTATGGTTATCTTCCAGGTCAGGGGAGAAGACCCGGTACACATTTTATGATGTATCAGTGTGCCTCTGGTGATAACTGGCAAGACAAGAGAAGTACTCCAGATCTTAATGTTTGGGGAGATATCATAAAGACTTATACAACTCCGATAAAAGGAATGTCGATTCCTTTTTTTGTAGATGAAGCAGATTTTCAGAAAAGCTTAATCGTGATCAAGGGGCCGCTCCTAGATAGAACAACTTTGCTTTCAAAAATATCGCCAGACCAAATCAGTGAAGAGTTGGCTAATACAATAGAGGAATGGGTTCACGAACGAGTAGATAAACTCCAGTATTATGATTAAAAAATTTAAATTCATCGATCTATTCGCGGGGCTCGGCGGCTTCCACTTGGGTGCACAAAACCTAGGGGGCGAGTGTGTGTTCGCTTCAGAAATAAACCAAACCCTAAGAGAAAATTATGAGAGAAACTTTGGTTTATTTCCTGATGGCGATATTAATGATGTAAAGGTATCAGAAATACCTGAGCACGATCTATTGTGTGCGGGCTTTCCTTGCCAACCATTTTCTAAGGCTGGAAGCCAGTTGGGATGGAAAGATGCTACGCGAGGGACTTTATTTTCTGTGATTGCGCAAATCATAGAAGCTAAGAAGCCGAAATTAGTAGTACTTGAGAATGTCGCCAACTTTATCAATCACGACAGCGGAAATACATATCAGCAGGTTGTGGGGACATTAAATGAATTAGGCTACGAAGTTTCCTCTGCAAAAATATCGCCTCATAGATATGGCATACCTCAACATCGAGAGCGAATGTATATCGTAGCGGCTCGTAATCTTGAGGGCTTCAAATGGCCTGTTCCAACCGATGCGCCAACAAGCATATATTCAGTGTTGGAAGATACTCCATCAGATTTTAAGGCGCTCCCCCAGCATGTTTTAGAGTTATTAGATTTGTGGCAAGAGTTTCTTGATTTGCTACCCAAGAATACCGTTATTCCCTACTTCCCTCTGTGGAGCATGGAAGCTGGTGCCACTTATCCTCTAGAGAAGCCAATTGATAAATACAAGGCTAAAGACCTATGGCCTTACAAGGGAAGCTTCGGAGTTTCTCTAGAAGGGCTTCGTATGGAAGAAATAAAGAAGAGGCTGCCTAGCCATGCGCTTAGAAAAGTAGGCTTTCCAAAATGGAAAATATCTTTTATTGAAAGGAATAGAGCTTTTTTCAAGGAAAACAATGAGTGCATATCATCTTGGCTAGAAAAAATTCAAGCCTACCCCTCATCTTTCCAAAAGCTTGAGTGGAATAATAAGGACGGCGAGCGGTCTGTCTGGAAGCACTTAATTCAGGTTAGAGCATCTGGCATAAGAGTTAAAAGACTAGACTATGCGCCAGCATTGGTCTCTGCGTCTGACACTCAAATCCCTGTTCTACCTTGGTTAAAACGCTATATGTCAGTAAAGGAGTGCGCAAGACTGCAATGTATGGAGGACATTATCATGCCGCCTTCAATTTACGATTCTTATGAAGCCCTCGGAAATGCGGTCAATGTTAAGATAGTTCAGCTAATTATCGAGGAGTTGCTTGTGTGCCTGCCAATGGAGCTGAAGTCACCACGCGAAGAAAAAAAGCAGGAGCTCGCACTAGCATAG